ATTACCACCATTTGACATGATCGGATGAAAAAAGTATATTTTCCTCAGCACGGTGGTGTTGCCACCGAACAGAATCTGGTACAGGACTTGGTTGATGAACAAATCAAGTTGTTTGGATCTGATGTGTTTTATATTCCTAGAGTCCATCTAAAAGATAAGTCTCTTGGAGAAGTCATACAGTCTGAATTTAGTCAGAGCTATATGATAGAAATGTTCTTAGTGAATGTTGAGGGATTTGGTGCTGGTGCTGAGTTTGTAAGTAAGTTTGGTTTAAGAATAACAGATGAGATTACTTTTGTTGTATCAAGAAGAAGGTGGGAACAGTCTGCTAATCCAGCATTAAACCTTGCTGTAGATGGTAGACCTAATGAAGGAGATTTAATTTACTTCCCATTGACAGAGGATCTTTATGAAGTTAAGTACGTTGAACGAGAGAATCCTTTCTTCCAGTTAGGTAAACAGTATTTCTATCAACTCACTGCTGAGATATATGAGCAGGGTGCTGATAAGTTTGATACAGGTATTGATGAAGTTGATGATATTGAAAGAGAGTTTAGTAATATCACCACTCTTAACGTTGGACTTACAAGTAGAATTACAGCAACAGGAACAGTTGGGGTTGATGCTGGTGGATCTATTACCACGGCATCTTTAACTCTTGCTGGTACAGGATACAATTCACCACCTAATGTTACTATAGGTAATGCACAGGGCGGTACTGGTGGTATGATTACTACTTCAATTCAAGATGGAGGAGTGGTAACTCTTACAGTTGCAAATGGTGGTAGTGGATATGATCCAAACAACTTACCAACTATAACTATTGATTCTCCACCTGAAGCAGTACAATTCATTAATGATGAACATGTTGTCATTGGTGGGTTTACACAGCAGGGTGGTGGAAGATCTTGGACTTCTGCTAATAAGGTTATTACAGTAACTGCACTTGGTGGTTTTGATCCTATCTTTGCCACTACTACACAGAAGAAATATTTCTATTGGAAATTTGAAGATAAACGTATCAGTTATGTTTATCAATATAATGGTACTACTGCAACTACTACTCCTGGTTTCTTCTATTATGATTCTGCTAATGTGAAATATATTATTAATGCTTGGGAAGAAACTACTACTAGTGGTGGTCAAGCAGCTATGTACGATCTAATGAGTGCTACTATTGCTGAAGTTGCTGATTGGAATGGTGTTACAAATACACTTGAAGTCATGAACCGTACAGGTAACTTCATTGATGGTGACATGATTAGAGGGGTTGAGTCTAATGCCATATATACATTAGGGACATTCTCTACTATTGACAATCAAAGTACTGAGTGGGATCAGAATCAGGCTCTTGAAGAAGGTGCTGATGATTTAATTGATTGGGGTGAGAAGAATCCCTTTGGTGAATTTGGTAATTATACAGGTAGCTTCTGATGTTAGGAACACAATTTTATAATCAAGCAGTTAGAAAAACTGTTATTTCATTTGGTACTCTTTTCAATAATATTGAATTAAAGAAGACTGCTGATGGACAAGTAATGGAGGTTGAGAAAGTTCCTCTTGCTTATGGTCCAAAACAAAAGTTTTTATATAGACTACAAGGTAATGCTGCTGATGGAAGGAAAGTAGCAATCACTTTACCAAGACTTTACTTTGAGATGACTGGTATTGATTACGATCCTAGTAGAAAAACTCCAGCAACTCAAAGAATTAAAGCAGTAATTCCTGATGCTGGTGTTGAAGCAAATGCTACTGAAGTGAGAACACAATATGTTCCAGTACCATATAATATTTCATTTGAAGTTGGTATCCTTGCTAAGTCTCAGGATGATGGATTGCAGATACTAGAACAGATATTACCATTCTTCCAACCATCATTTAGTATGAGTATTAAGTTTATTCCTGATATGAATGAAACTAGAGATGTTGCTGTTGTATTAAACAGTGTAGATTTTGATGATGATTGGGAAGATGATTTCAGTACAAGACGTAGTATAACTTATTCAATGCAGTTTACTTGCAAGAGTTACATCTACGGTCCTTACACCAAGGCAGATGTTATTCGCAAGTCTCGTATCATTGAGACTATTGGTGATAAAGCAGTTGGTAAGCGTCATGTTGAGTTATCATACACACCTAAAGCAAAGACTGATTTAAATGCGGATGGTCAGGTTACTGCTGCTGATGATGCATTAGTAACTGCTGATGATGACTTTGGATTTAATGAGGGGATGTCATTCTTATGAATAACCTAGAAGATAATATGGAAGAACTTCTTAATGTTGAAGTATCTGATACACCTGAAGGTGGTTGTGCTAAACGCAAGGATCAACTCAGAGATGTCACAGAGGACAGAGAGAAGGACTATGAGTATACTAGAGGACAATTGTATAGTCTCATAGATCAAGGTCAGGAGGCGGTCAGAGATGCCTTAGAGGTTGCACAGGAGTCAGGGCATCCAAGAGCATTTGAAGTTGCTACAAACGCCATGAAGCAGGTAGCAGACATGACTGATAAACTCATGGATCTACAGAAGAAAGTTAAGGATCTGGATGAAGAGAAGAGAGGTCCAAGTAAGGTTACAAACAATGCTATGTTTGTAGGTTCTACAGCAGAACTACAGAAGATGCTCAAGCAAATGAATGGGGGTAAACGCTAATGGCATATACAAGATATAACGAAAGTAATGTTGCGGAGAATCCACAACCAGGTAGCACTACAGTAAATCATTTCTCAGGTAATGAAGGGTGGGCTACTAAGACATTTAAGAATTGGAATTCAGATTATCAGGCAAGGAAGTCTGATAATTCAACAAGAACTCCTGGTACATTTCAGGCAAGAGCAAGTAACAATAGTACTAGAACACCTGCTGCATATCAGAGACGTAATTCTAGTAATACATCGGTATCAGCATAATGGCTGTAGCGGATGACCATGATCCTTATCCGAAGGATGAGGGAGAATGGTATTGTCAATACTCTATGAGTATTGCTGAAGTCCGTATGCTTTACAATATTGTGTGTAGTCACATAGAGATGTGGCCAGGTGCTCAAGTTAGACCAGTTGAGGAGATAGAATACTTGAGATACCTTAGAAATAGGTTGTTTGCTATGATGTCTGAATATGCCTTCACTCATATAGAATCACATGAAGTTGACGAATCCTGACATTTGTGCTAGACTACTTGACATAATCGTTATAATTATATTGTAACGGCATGAACACTATGAGATTAACAGAAGGAGACGTAGCCCGTCTTATTACTGCTTGTAACACATACAAGGATCAAACGGGATCTGAGTATATGTGGGATGAGTACACACATCTTGTAGAAAAATTGGAGAGATTATGTGATCAAGGACACTGTGCTATCATCAATGACTGATCAAGAACTTAAAGTAAGAGAAAGAGCATTATTGATATTGCTTAAGGAGTTTGGTGGTGAAAAAAATAATAAAGCAATATATAATTGTGCTGAAGATTGGTGTAAAAAACAGGTGACAACAAATGGTCTCGTCTCTTACTACAAAGCCTACTACAATCAACATGGACAAACATGACATCCCAATAATAGGAGATTTTTATACTAAAGCAGAAGTAGATAAGATGGTTGCTGATGCTCTAGAAGAAGCCCGTGCTATTGATGAAGCATCTATGGCAGAGCATAACTTTAAAGCGACTATCATTAGTATGATCCTTGGGTTCACATGTCTTGCATTGTTTCTTGACGGAACGTTAAGATTGTTAGGGATTATACCACCTTTCATGGATATAGATATAAGTATAATTGATAAGGTTGCAGATAAGGTAGAGAATGAAATCATGCCTTTAGTTCAACAAGCAAAAGGTTATATACCGAGGATATGAATCCCTTTACGGATATGTTGTTTACACTAATTTGGTTTGGTCTCTTGGTTTGGGCGTTACGTACAATGGCAAGGGGGTGGAATCTAATGACAATAGATCCAAAGGAAATTAAATATACAGAGTCAACTAAACAAATAACGAGGCCAATGCATCCTGAGTTAGCAGATGTTAAACCAGGAGATGAATTATTAGTAGTAAATTTTGGTGAGGAAGAGAAGCAAGATCCTTTACATACTGCATTACAAAATCGTATTGAAGAATTGGAGGATCCTTGGGATGATGATGAAGATGATGATGAAGGTGGAGCTCCAGTACTAGC